CAGCGTACGACAAATGCCTTAGGCAAGGGTTCGAAAGAATATTTCCCGGTTCCCCATTACCGATAGGGCGTATGGTTTACGTTACACTAGCACTGGCCCAGCAGTGAGTTAATCTGGAGCAAAACCTCGTACTTTCCACGAAATCACCTTTAGGTGGAAATCTATGTTGTAAATGTATAGTTGGTACCTTAAGTACTCCGTCCCGGAGGGAGGTGTGATTACCTACAATCATTCACTGCGTGATCTTCTTACGAGTATAACTGTCAGAAGCTTGTAAGACTGCTGTAGTGTCTAGGTGCCCTATTTAGGGATGGTCACCTCAGGGCAGCCCCCGAAAAACCATTGACAAAACTGTTGTCTGTCTGAGTCGGCATTCAACTTCAAAATTGACTCGCTACCCAACCAAACGAAATCGACCTAACTGACTCTTCTGAAATGGGTGTACCCACACCCTCAATGACCCCGGAAAATCAAATGGAGACTTCCTTTATGGAGGCTTCCGTTGTTGAAAACAAGGATCTGAAAGCTGTTGATTCCCACATTACTGACATTGGTGATGTCGTTACGATTAAGACCTTCTTGAAACGACCAGTGCAAATCTGGTCCTCTCGGCTTAACTCGTCATCGCCCGTAATCAAAGGACTCCCCGCTCTCGGAAACGATTATCAGATGCCTGTGAAGAGTTTTACTTTTCCCCGTGATGCCATGACTGTGGCTCGCAAAGAGAAGTTGAACTACTATCGCTGGTTCCGAACTGACGTTGTGGTAAAGGTTGAACTATCCGCTAACCCGTTTGTTGCTGGTAAGGTCTTCGTGACTTTATCTCCCAATGATCGATTGCGAGTGGATTCTCAACGCATTTACCGAAAAGGAAGACGTGGTCTCACTTCGTACCAATCTCTTGAGATTGATATTCGTGAGGCTACATCAGGTGAGATGCGTATACCCTGGTGTTCTCGAGCAGAAGCTCTTGATCTCAATGTGTACGAACCAACTGATTGGGATGCCGCGTGTGTTGACATTTGGCTCCTGACCCCCGTCGAAGTTGCTACCAATTCCCCTGATGCCTCTATAGGTATTCAGGTGTTTTGTTGGCTTGAGAACGTTGACTTGCGTATGCCTACGCCTCTGCGTGCGGTGTACCAAGGAAAACGTGAGACCCCTGGACCTATTCAGCAAGTTTCATCTGGAATTAAAAACGTCTCTTCTAAACTTGAAAAGTTGCCTGTTGTGGGAACGGTTGCTTCAACCGTTTCTTGGGCTTCTGATCTTGTTGGAGGAGTAGCTTCTATTTTTGGATGGTCTCGCCCGAATGATTCCTCAAAAAGTATTGTCGTCCCCGTGCCTGCACATGGATTCAATAACTTCGTATCCTCGGATAACTCTGTTGTCCTGGGTATGTCGTCTGAGAATTCCATTGCTGAACAAGATAACAATGCTTCTGAAGACGTGGATGAGATGAGTGTGGATTATATCTGCGCTCGTCCTGGAGTAGTGGGAGTATTCCCTTGGAAAACATCTGACCCCCCTGGCAATCTCTTTACCGTTATGAATGGACCTGGTATGTATGAGGAAACCATCCCTGGTGTTGTTCCAGTCGCCTGTGACTCCACCTGTGGTGATTATCTCATCAACAAGTTCCGTTTGTATCGTGCTGACACCCACTTTCGTATCTCAATTGCTAAGACACAATTCCATGTAGGCCGATTGGAGATCTTTTGGTCCCCAGTTGGAAACATTGATGACACGTCCAATGCATACCGTGAAATTGTTGACATAACGAATCGCTCGGAAATTCATTTTACCATTCCCTTCATCTCCCGTACTGTTATGCGCTATGCGTATAATGGTTTGGAAGATGCTGAGTATGGTAGATTGTATGTACGAGTGTTGACCCCCCTGAACGCCCCCGAAACTGTCTCCCAGACGGTCAATATTGTTGTGTGGAAACACTACACCAATGTTGCCCTTTCCGGACCTCTCGGTTTCTCCTGGCCCCTCTACGTCAGACCAACTGACGCTAAGAAACAGGGTGACAAACCCAACGACTTCATCTGCTTTGGAAACGAAAACGATTTTGATACGAATCTGTCTGCGACAAAAACTGTTGGAGGTGAAATGTGTGTTTCACTTCGCCAAGCAACCCGTGGATTCAGAAGAACTCTCGTTGACAAACCTGTCTGGAAAACAAACCTAAGTAATGATCATGGAGGTTATTTTGCAGTTTGCAATAATCTCTTTAGTTTTTACCGTGGTGGACTTTCTTTTAAGTTTGTTGCGAGAACTCCTGTTCTACAATCTGTGCTCGATGATAACACCAATAGCCAAGTGACCCTCTTTTCCCAACGACATCTGCCAAGTCACTTTACGGTTACTAACACGACTCCAATTCACGAAGTGACTGTTCCGTATTACAGTACGTATCGACGTGCTGTTACGGACGAAGACATTGACCCGCTGGTTAATACTCAATTCTCCAATCTAAGGCTTTTTAGCGACGAAAAATACACGCCAGTGACAACTGAAGACTCCCCCGTGACCTTTGTGGCCGCGAAGGATGATTTCAATTGCTCATTCTTGATTGGTCCCCCTGTGGTAGTGGCCCAATTCGGATGACGAAACCATTTAAGTCCGATTTGATAGCTACCGCTAAAGTGTGAATGTGTGTGAATGTGTGTGTGAATGTAGAGACAACCAGTTGCTGACTGTACTGGTACTGCACTTATGATAAGCTTCTTTAGTGAATACGTTTTGAAGTTGATTGGTTTGTGATCGTACCTGTGAATCTGAAGCCCGGTGATCCCTGCTCTTAGGACTCGACCCCCGATGAGTACATG